GCTGAAGGTTGGCGTTCTTTTCGTGTAGATAAAGTAATTAGCTTCGCTTGTAGATAAATACTATAAAAGGAGTTAACCAATGGCTGGACAATTAGTAGGTCTATTTGAACAATTTTCACCTAGACTAAAAGCTTTACCCGAAGAACNACGTAAACACATTAATGAGTTAATGTTTGCTATGCGTGANGGTAAAATTTCTGTAGCTGTTGGTACTCCTAATATTTCAACATTTCGTGATATTNTAACAGGGGTACATCCCCTAGATTCTAGTTTATATTCTGAAAATAATAATCGTTTTGGTGTTGATCTTGACAATCTTCATGACAGCGGCGATACTTACAGAATATATGTTACAAATAGAACCACTAATAGAAATCAAACTTTTTTTATAGGATATTATATAAAAAAAGAAAATGGGGGGTTTACAACCCGTAAAGAATATTATAAAATGGATAGTATAAAAGGGACCATAGCAATTAGAAGATTTGATGAAGAAAATAATCAAACAGGTTATGAAACAGAATCTTCTACAGATAGCTGGAAGGGCCCTATGTCTATAGAGAATGTTGCAAAATCAAATGGATTATTTTATCACTTTATGAAAAAGAATGAGAAAGATCAAACTTATATTCGTATTGTTGATGAAACTGTGTGAGGTAAATAATATGACTATGCATTTAGTACGTGGAATGTCTTCTTTGAATAACAAGAAGCGTAAAATGAAAAAGAAACCTGGCTGGAAAAATACACTTCAGGAACATGATGAGTTTCTAAAGCGTATGGGTGTTACTGGTAAGAAATCTGAATATCGTTCAGAGATTCCAAACTATCGTGAAAATAGCCCTAGAATTTCAACTTCAGATACTATATGCAGCAATGGCACACGTAAAGAAAGTACAAAATATACAGGCGATGAGATTGCTGGTATTGTAGTCACTCATAAATCTAATCTAATGCCGATCCGTAAAGATAATAAACAGGCTGCAGTAGATGCTGCAAGTATGCGCCGCTAATGTTTAGTATCGAAAACGAATTTGATTATACAATTATAACCATAGTAGATAATGACAATAGGCAAGAAGATGCTCAGGTTATTATGAGTGATGAATATGTATATGTGAGACAGTATAACACTAAAAGTGGTAGATATGATGTAATAGCATTGTCGCCGTTTATGTTTAATGAAATACTTGCTTCTATGAAATTCACTGATGGTGTTTATGTAACAGAAGATTTATCAATAGCAGTAAAGGAATAATATGTTTGGTATAGATCCACTTATCATTTTAGCAATAGGCATTATTGGAGTATTTTACTGTTCGTACTCCATCGGTCGTAACAATCGTAAAGAACGTGACGATGAATTAATAGAACAGACTATGTTATATCTGTGTCATGAAGGCTATGTAAAACATCGCCGTGATCGTGATGGAGAGATAGAACTAATTAAACTTAACGAAGAATTTTAATAAAAAAAGGTTTACAAGACCTTTTAACTATGATATAATAATATTATCATAGAGGAAGAATCGTGTTATGGCTAAAAGAGCAAAGATCAAAAAAGTTTATTCTCGTAGAGCACGCACAGGTATTGCTGCTGCTCCTACTAATAACTTTAATCACTTTAATGATTACCTCCGGTTGGAAGTAGACAAGAAAGAATTGACTCAAGTCATAAAAGATTATATTCGTAAAAATCTAAAGAAAGCAGACGCTCAGATGGCACTAAAAGCACCTGAGTGGGCTTTTACTGCTCTACCATATCTATCTGCAACTATTGCTTGGAAAAATCTAGGCAATCCCTTTCCTTCATACTGGAAAGGTGAAGAAGTAATTAAAAAAAGAATTGCAGAGATTTTAGAAAAGGGTAGAAAGAAAGCCGAAGTAAAAGAAGAAGAAACTGATGATATACCAAAGCGTACTATTGCAGACATTGTAAAAGAACGTACTTCTGATTTTATTGCCGGTATAGAAGAAAAGATAGATGCCTTTCCAGAAGTAACTGGATTATCTGTATATGATGAATTAAAAAAGATAGATGCTCCTAATAATACAGCAAAGGGTGTTTATGAGTTTTATCTTCCGCAACTTAAAGAGATGCAAGAATTAATTACAAAGAAGCCAGAGGATCTAGTAGAAGCATATAGACATATGACTGCTAAGGAAAAGAAGGCATATATGAAATTCTTAGAAGACATTGTCACTGATGCAGAACGCTATATGGCTTCTAAAAAAGCACAGAGAAAAACAAGAACCCCTAAAGTTAAAACTGCAGATAAACAAGTCGCAAGATTAACTTATCTTAAGGAGTCAAAAGAACATAAATTGGTTTCTATTAATCCTACTAATGTTATTGGTGCTAATAGAATATATTTGTTTAATGTAAAGTCAAGGCTAATTACGGAATTAGTTTGTAGATTAGCACAAGGCTTTGAAGTGAGTGGTACTACTATTAAGGGAATAGATGAAGATGTATCACGTAATATCAGATTAAGAAAGCCAGAGGAGTTTTTACCATTGGCTCTTAAAAAGACCCCTAATCAAATTAATAAAGAGTGGGGCAAACTTACTACTAAGTCCGGAAAACCAAATGGAAGGATTAACAAAGACACTATCATATTAAGGGCACTCGATAGATGACCGAAGAAAAAACAAACTTTATGAATCGTGCTAAGTTTACAAAACTTATCGAAGAGCAGGTTCTAGTAAAAAAACTAGGGTACATTGATGCCGTAGTTGAAGCATGTGATATTACTAATATAGATCCAGAGGATGTTAAAAAGTATATATCACCACTAATCAAAGAGAAGATTGAAGCTGAAGCAATGAAATTAAATTTTTTACCAAGGCAAAATGAGCTTCTTTTTGAATAAATACTCTGTACAACAAAGTCAAAATGTTGTATAATATTACAGTACATAAAAAATATATTTCAGTATAAGGAAAACAAAATATGTCATTCGCAAATCTAAAACGTAATCGTAACGCAATCGATCAACTTGTAAAAGCAGCAGAAGCTACTAATACAACTCAGTCAGGTAATAAGTACACTGACGATCGAATCTGGAAACCAACTGTAGATAAATCTAATAATGGTTATGCAGTTATCCGTTTTCTCCCAGCATCTGAAGGATCAGAACTCCCATGGAACCGTTATTGGGATCATGGTTTTAAAGGCCCAACAGGGCGTTGGTATATCGAGCGTTCTCTTACTTCTATTGGACAAAATGATCCAGTAGGCGAATTAAATAGTAAACTCTGGAACTCTGGTATTGAATCAGATAAAGAAGTTGCTCGTAAACAAAAGCGGCGCTTACATCATGTTTCAAATGTTCTAGTTGTTTCAGATCCTGGCAATCCAGCTAATGAAGGTAAGGTATTCTTATTCCAGTATGGAAAGAAAATCTTTGATAAATTGATGGATGCTATGCAACCAGATTTTCAAGATGAAGAACCTATTAATCCATTTGATTTTTGGAGTGGTGCAAACTTTAAATTGAAAATTCGTGATGTAGAAGGTTATCGTAATTACGATAAATCAGAGTTTGCTGCTCAGACTGAATTATCTTCAGACGATACTTATCTTGAAGAAATTTATAATCAACTTCATGATCTGCGTGAATACACTGATCCGAAGAATTATAAAACATATGATGAACTACAAGCTAAACTTATGGCTGTTCTTGGAGAGCAAGCTTCTGTTGGAGCTCCAACAATGAAGCAAGAAGAGTCTCTAGGAGAACCACAACCAGCCCCAACAATGAGAGCAGCAGAACCAGTTCAAATGGAAACAGCAGAGATGTCTTCGGCAACACCTTCAGCAGAAGATGATGACATTATGGCACACTTTGCAAATCTAGTAAATGAAGACTAGATAGGAGCCATTTTATCAAAGCCATCATATGTTGATGGTACAGGCGCTTGGTTAAGCACAGTAGTATTATTATTCTGTGTAGACCGAGCGTCTACTGCATTATTCTGTTGAATTGAAGTATTATTTCTATTATCAACAGTATTAGATAACTGTCTTTGAGCATTTTCTAATATGGCATTGGTCTCTGCTGATCTTTCTGCTTTTCTTTCGATAAGCTGAGCATTTCTTTGTTCTATTCTACCTCGGGCTGCTTCAGCGGAACTAGCACTACCAAAACCTACTCTTGTTCCTTTAAGTAGTGTAAACTCTCCGCCACCTAATAATTTAGGCAATGGGACAGAAATGGTAGGGAGACTAAATCCAATTTTAGAAATTGCAATAATAAATTTATCTTTTAAATTCATAAAAGTTGTAGCTACAGTATCAAACATATTTGCTATTTTATCGCCGATAGATGATATACCAAATTTTATAAAACCACCAATGCTGCTAGTTAAATTCCCTATATTAGAACTAAAGTTCATAAAGAAATTCTTAACACCATCATACAAGTTATTAAACATATCAGCTAAAGAGAAATCTTTTATTTGCTGTGCTAATTTATCTGCACCAAATAATTCAAGAATTTTTCTTGGGAAAAAAGTAATAGCATCTATTAATACATCTACGCCCTCTAATATCCCAGTAATAATTCCTTTAATGCCACCTTCTAAAGCACCAAGTAGTTTTGATACTATTCCGCCTGATGTTTCATTAAACCCTTTAAAAGCACCTTTTACAAAATCGAATAATGTTATAAGAGGTAGTAAAAAAGAAAATCTTGCAAATAATTTGGCAGCAGATAATATTGGTTTTAATATATTTCCGATTGGGGCAAGTATCTTTCCTATAGTACCAAAAAATTTACCAATAGCGGATAGACCAGAGCCTATGACAGATCCGACTTTGCCTATTCCAGATCCAATTGATTTAAAAGGTGTTAGAAGCTTTGATGCCATATCACCTATTCTTTTTACTGCATTAGTAACAGGTTCAAAGAAAGCAGCAATTCTAGTAAAATCTAATGTTTTGGTAAACATAATTAATCCGGCACTTAAGTTACGAACAGTCTTAAGTACACCTTGAAATGCTTTAGTAAATCCTCCACTTATAGCCGCATCTATTGATTTAAATGCAGTTTTAAATGTATTAACTATTCTAGTCGGTATTGCTTTTAATGATTTCCATNCATCACCTACAAATAATGCTTTAATAAATTTATCTAAACCTAAAAACTCTGCAGTTATTGCTAGNGCAAGACCACCTAACAATTTAGGAATGGAGCCAAGTAATCCGCCAATACCAAATATGCTAAGTTTTTTCTGTGGTGCTTCTGGAGATTGTGTTTCCGTTGGTCCAGACTGAATAGAAGTATCATCAGATGCTTGCTTTAGGTTATCAAGCTGCTGAGTTTTTAAATAATCAAAATATGAGTCCATCTGATTATTTAAGAATAGCATTTGAGTTAAAATTTTGTCAAGTAGTATATTATTTTCTTTTTCAAAGTTAGTAGAAAATATACTCTTTATTAAACCGAATGCGGCTGATAGCGGTGCAGTAATAATATCTTTAAATACTTTACTCACCCCTGTGACTAATCCAAGTATTGAATTTTTAATAGTTGATACTGCATTACCTATCATTCTAAATGGCGCGGAAATTGAATTAATTACTGCATCTTTAAAAGAACCAATAGCTCTTGTAATAGGGTTATCAATAATTGCTTTAGTAAGAGTCTGTAATCCAGGAATTCTAAGACCAGCACTTTTAATTCCACTTATGGACTTGGCTACATCAGTAATGCCTTTTTTTATTTCGACTTTAATTTCGTCGTGTCTTTTTTCAGACTTCTTATTAGATTCTTCTAATTGTCTTACTACTTCAGTTAATGTAGCCATAGGATCTTATCCTTGATTCTGTTGTTTTATTCTTTCATTTTCTTTTTCAATATAATCAACAAGCATAGCAATATAAATTTCTCTTTCCCATGGTAACATATTTTCAATTTCAGTCAAAGAATATTTATGTTCTTGCATCAATAAAAAATTAGTTTTATAGTAATTAACTAAGTTATCATGAGAAAGAGCCACTAAAAAAAATCATCTATACCACTCAAAGTTATATTATTTTCTTTTTCACATCCACCACAAATAAACTTTATTTGCTTTTCCACTCTTGGCATATTTTCAACATATTCTCTTACTTTACCGAACTGTTGTGTATTCAAAGATTCAATAAAGTCATTTACTTCTGCATCAGAAACATCTTTTAATAAAATATTTTCTTCTTCTGTTTCAATTGATTCCATACATTTACTTATGAGCATAAATGTCTTTTCGGTCTCAGTTAATTCTTCGCCTTCAAGTTTTAGTACATCATTGAAGTTAGGATATTTCATAGTTAAAGAAATATTTTCATCAAGTTCTATATCTTTGTTTACTATCTTATCCTGTTTAATTTCTACTTCATCTAATTTTACTGCAATATCATTAGTCTGTTCACAGTGTTGACATTTAATTCCTAGTTCACTTACTTCACCTACAGACTTTGATCTAATCATAATAAACATATATTCAATATCAAATAATGTAAGATTATTTTTATCAATATCTGCATCAATACAAGATTCAATAGTATCAACTACTGCATGTAATGCCGATGTTTTATCTTGAGATTCAAGAGCCATCATCAACACTTTTTCTTCTTTTACAAGATACGGTCTATATCTTACTTTTTGTTTCACCGAAGGTATAGTCAATTCATACTTTGGTTTATCATTTAGCTTTGGCAGTGCCATATTTTCATCCTCATTTCATTTTATTATACGGGCGCTTCTTGTCTATTATGGACAGTCCCTTCCCAATTATTATATGATAGTTGTATGGTTAATTCTGTTAAACCACCTTGTTCGTTTGTAAACTCCATTGCATTTACAAGAGTAGGAAATGCATCTATAAGTTTACAAGTATAGATAACATGACCATTTTGATCAAACTGTGATATCATAACATCTCGAGTGTAGCCCGAACCAGGAGATGATCCATACTTATATTCTAATTCATATGTATCAAAATCTACAGACAATCCAGACCAATAATCAAAATATCTTTTTGCTTCATAAGCATTTGTAAGCATGAAGTTCATTGTTACATCATCTATTAAAAATCCATTTGCTACCTTTTCGGCTTTCGGTATGCCTATTACTCTTTCATTTACGCTTATAGATCGTCCTGGCATTGTAACACTTTTACACATAAAATTTAGTTGATTAGCACTAATATCAGGCAAGGCGGTAAATATCGGAAACCTAACTTTAAAAAGATTATTTCTTGCTAAACCTTCTTTTAACGATGCTCTAAAATCTTCTACTCTCATTAGATCATATTCCTTGATGCTTTATATACTGCAGCACCACTTGATTTATTCCAAGATGCTGTCGGAAGGAAGGTTGCAATCTCCCATTCTGGCGAATCCACCTTTGCAAATCTACTTCTCACATTTGAATTTAAATAGTGCTTTACACATGGTTTAAAATATCTTAAATTGGAAGCACTTTTAAGTTGTCTATATCTTATATTAAATTTAGTAGATTCATCAAATCTTTTATTATTTGTTGTATCCATAAGACCGTCAAGAAGTTTTGCTCTTAAAACTGGCGGCAAATAATGTAAATTTAAACCTAGAAAACCTTTTTCTGCAGGACCGATTGGTATTACTAGAGGAAATCCATCATAATATGGTAACGTGTCTTTATGTTTTGGATCATAGAAAAACATATACATATTACCAATAACAGCTCTATTTTCAAGAGACAGTTCTTCATCTCTCAATAGAGTATTCCTATTGATTCTGCGCATTGCTCCACCACGTAAAGCACCGATTCTTTTTCTAAACCAATCTCTCGATTCTTGTGTCCGAGGGTTAATACCTGCTCTAAACGCTTCGATCTCAAGATTCTGAAA